AGAGTACCACCGTCAGCCTGAAAAGATTGCAAATGTAGTCTATGGTGGCCGCATGGGTAACGGACCTCCACCTTCTGGAGATGGCTGGAAGTTTTCGGGGAAGGGTGTGATCCAACTGACGGGCTTCGACAACGTGTCTGCCTTTGCAAAAAGTGTCGGCATGGAGATAGATGATGTGATAGAGTATCTTGGTACTAAGCGTGGCGCTTTGGAAAGTGCGTGTTGGTTCTGGAACGAAAACCATTTGAACCGCCACGCAGACGCTCAAGATGTTGTTACAGCGACCAAGAGAATTAACGGCGGCACTATCGGTTTAGAAGACAGAAAGCACCACTACAAACGAGCCTTGGAAGTATTGGGTGGATCGTATATCCCATCTCGCACTCCTATATTACTGAAGGTAGGTTCTAGTGGGGAAGACGTTGAGAGGGTGCAAGCTGCATTAGGACTAGAAACGGACGGAGTTTTTGGTATAATGACGCAAAAGGCGGTTCAGGATTGGCAAGAAAGTAAAAATCTTGCTGCTGATGGGATCGTAGGCCCGAAGACTTACAACGCAATGCTGTCCTAAAGGTGTAACATGCCCCTAAAAAAGCTCTTGTTAAAAGCCGGTGTTAACCGCGAAAATACTAGATACACCAGCGAAGGTGGTTGGTACGAGTGCAATAACGTTCGTTTTAGGCAGGGCACCCCTGAAAAGATTGGCGGCTGGGCACGACTAAACACCGTAAAATTTCTAGGTGTCGCACGTTCGCTTATGAATTGGGTTACGCTAGGGGGGCAAAACCTTATTGGTGTGGGCACTAACATAAAATTTTACATAGAGAATGGTGGGGCTTTTAACGATATAACCCCACTCAGAACTACAACCAGTGCGGGAGACGTTACGTTCGGCGCGTCTGTTAATACGTTAAGCGCTGCGGTAACTTCTACATCTGCTACCGTGATTGCAATTACAAACGCTACAGGGTTTCCTTTAGTTGGATTGGTTTTAATTGATTCCGAAGTTGTGTCCTACACGGGTATTACTGATAACACGCTAACAGGTTGCACTAGAGGAGCGTCTAGGCTTATTTCTGACGTGGTTACTAGCACTACAGCGGCTACACACAGTAACGGTGCAACGGTAACTTGTTTTACTATTCTGGTTAGTGATGCTAACAGCGGGGCTAGGGCGGGTGATTTTGTAACTTTTTCCGCCGCTGCGACTCTAGGCGGTAACTTTACGGCTGCGGTGTTAAACTTAGAGTATGAAGTATTAACTCTTGAAGATGACAGCAAGTATTCAATACTGGCAAAAAGTTTTAGCTCCGCAACCCTGAAATTTACTAACGTAGCATCTACATCGGCTGACTCGGGTACTGGGGGCAGTCTAACCGTGGGTGCATACCAACTCAACGTGGGTGTAACTACAGCCTCAGACCTTTCCGGTTGGGGTGCAGGTGGTTGGGGCGCTGCGCTTTTTGGTACTGGTGAAACTAGCCGAGAAGAATTACGTGTGTGGTCTCAGCAAAACTTTGGCGAAGACCTAATATTTGGACCTCGCGGTGGTCGTATATACTACTGGGACGCATCAACCTCTCTAACTACTAGGGCGTTAGAACTAACGGGGTCTAACATACCTACAACACAAAACCTCATTCTTGTGTCAGATATTAACCGTTTTGTATTTTGCTTTGGCACTAATCCGTTGGGTTCGGGCGTACGAGACCCCATGTTAGTTCGGTGGTCTGACCAAGAAGATGCTACTAATTGGACACCCACAGCTACAACACAAGCAGGCAGTCTAAGGCTGTCTCGTGGTACAAAAATTGTAGCCGGTTCTCAAGCTCGGCAGGAAGTCTTGGTGTGGACTGACTCGTCTTTGTACGCCCTGCAGTATGTAGGGGCTGAATCTGGAGTATGGGGAGCTACGTTGGTTGGTGAACAAATCTCCATAGCCTCTCAAAACGCTGTAGCTTACGCTAATGGTGTAGCATACTGGATGGGGAAAGATAAATTCTACAAGTACGATGGCCGTAGCCAGCCCCTGCCCTGCGATTTACGCAAGCATGTATTTACTAACTTTAACACAGAACAGTTTGAACAAGTGTTTGCGGGCACCAATGAAGCCTTTAACGAGGTGTGGTGGTTCTATTGTTCTGTGGGAGCAGTTAATGCAGACCTATACGTTGTGTATAACTACTTAGACGACATATGGTACTACGGTTCTATGGCCCGTTCTGCGTGGTTAGACTCAGGACTTAGAAACTTCCCGCTAGCGGCTACGTTTAACAACGTGCTTGTAGAACACGAAAAAGGGATTGACGACAACGAAACAGCCACCGCCGCTGCTATACCTGCGTTTATAACCTCTGCTGAATTTGACCTTGATGATGGTCATCAGTTTGTGCTTGTGTCTAGGATGATACCAGATGTGTCTTTTGAAGGCTCCACAGGTAATACGCCCACGATAAACATGACATTGCAGCCTTTAAACTCCTCGGGGTCAGGGTTTAACTCACCTGTTTCTGAAAGCGGCGTAAACACAGGAACGGTTGTACGTAGCGCTAGTTCTCCTGTTGACGTATTTACTAGCCAGATACACACGCGCGTGCGGGGACGACAGATGTCTATGAAAATAGAATCCTCTACGGTGGGCGTACAGTGGCAGTTAGGTTCACCTAGACTTGACATGCGCCCCGATGGGAGACGCTGATGGCTAATAACAACCACGTTGTAGGGTTCCGTGCGCCAGCGTTACCGTACCCCCCTACCGAGTACGCACCGTTCCAGTTTGAAGAGTTTAATAAAGTTTTGCGGCTATATTTTAACCAAGTAGATACCGCCTTGCGAGACAAAGCGTTGGCACGGCAATCTGAAGCTATAGGGTGGTTTATCGGCTAATGGCAAATGTATATGTAAATGCTAAAGTAGACCTCACAACCACTAACGTGACCGCGCTGTACACCTGCGCGGCGCTAACAACAGGCATAGTAAAGTCTATTATAGTATCAGAAGATACGGGTAACGCAGACACAATAACAGTTACCCTGACCAACGGGACGACTGTGTTTAGCCTGTTTAAGACCGCAGCGGTTGGGGCTAATGGCACTGTAGAACTACTAACTGCTCCTCTTGTTGTAGGCGCTAGTGAGATATTGAAAGTAACGGCGGCAACTGCTAATAGGTTACATGTAGTAGCGAGTATATTGGAGGTTACCTGATGGCGACTGTGGTTGACAGTAAACAAGAGCCTCTCCCAGCCCCGACTATTATGGCTACAGCAGCACAAGAACTTGACCTCAAAGGAATTTCTGTAGAAGCGGCGATGGCGGCATTAGCTCACGAGATATCCCTGCCAGATACAGACAAAGTACAAGTAGGTAACACCGTATTTTTAGGTCACCGAGGCAAGGGTAAGTCAAAGAACAAGGTGGTGGGGCGGGCGTTTAACGTAGACACTTCCCGTAACTTTATAAACAACTACATTCAATATCTAACTGTACTACGTAACAAAGGTGTAACTCATTACTCTATAGACTTCGATGGAGAGGCTCTTGTCCCCATTGCTAAAGCTATAGGCAAACGTATATCGGGTTTAAACATGCGTGCTGGGATGTCAGCGTTTGAGAACGGCGAAGGACACAGGGTTTATTTTTTGTTAAAACCTGAAGGTAAGAAGGCGGGCGTGTAGATGAGTTTTGTTCTTAATGCTGTTAGCGACGTCCTTGGGGGTGTTACCAACGTTGTAAAAGAAGTTGTTGATCTTACTACAGATACTATAGTTGATGTCGTTGATTTCGCCGTAGACGAGATTATTACCCCTGTAATGGAGGGTGTTACCGACATTGGCACCGCTATAATGGACGACCCTATTACAAACCTTGCCAAAATTGCAGCTATTGCTACTGGGCAAGCGTGGTGGGTTATCCCGTTAATCGACGGTGCCAGCACTCTTGCCAAAGGCGGCGACCTTGATGACGCATTAGAAGCGGCGGCTATTTCTTACGCAACGCAAACAGTTGGTGGCACTGTGAGCAAGTTTGTCAATCCAGAAATAGCCAAAGCGGGGTTTAACTCTACTGCAACCGCAGCAATATCTGGAGGTGTTAAAGGTGCCGCTACCGCTTTAATTTACGGACAAGACCCGCTAAAAGCATTTGCTACAGGAGGTATTAACGCAGGACTTGGCGCAATACTCGGAGACATAGATACTAAACTGACTAACGCCATAGGAGATAAGGTAGACGAGTTTGGAAAACCAATCGTTTCTGGGTGGGAAAACTTACAAGACGGCGTTAAGGATAGCATATCTCAAGCAGTAGCGGCGGAACTGGAAGGTGGGAGTATATCTGCGGCTAATATTGGTAATTCTATTACTAAATATCTGGGTGTTGCAAAAACCATGACGAAGTTTTTGGACGAGAACACTGGGTTAGATGCTGCGCAGGCTGCAGTGTTTACTAGCGCACTTACTAACGCGGCTACAACCGCACTAATGGGGAACCCAGAACTGTCTGGGGAAGCGTTCTTCGCCAAGATTGACGAAGTTGGGGTGGCCTCGTTAAAAGATATTATTGATAAGCCCGTAAACAAAGCTATCGACAAAGTGACCGGGACTTACGAAAAAACAGAGGTCGCAGCCAATGCTTTGAACGAGGTTATGACAACCGCTGCCGACGCTGCCGATGGGTTTAATGCGTTACGCGAAGACCTAAACAGTAGGATTGATGAGCAAGAGCAGTTAAAAACAACGTACAATGACGAACTGGCAATTCTTGAACAGCTAGAAGCCAATGCCGCTGATATGCCCTACCCTGATAGTGCTGGCGCACGAGACGCAATGGGGCTAATAGACACATACACTAACGATGTTGCCACTTCGTTAGCTGCTTTGGAAACCTACGCGGAAACCCTTGCAGCGGACTACCCCGATATTAAAACAAAAATGGATGCGTTTGAAGCAACGTACGATGAATATTTTCCACAGATTGCCGCGTTGGAAACGGCATACACTGAAGAAAGCCAATATTTGATGTCGGACATAGATGACTTAAATGTCTCTATGAAGCCTGTGTTTGATGACGTAACTAAAGTAGTAGCGTTGACATTACGTCCCGGGTTTGACGAAGTGGCGTATCGTGAAGCGTATGGCCTTGCAGAAGACGCAGATGCGTACGAACACTTTTTAAGTCAAGGACAGTCTCTACCTACGTCTAAAGAAGCTATCGACACCACATTTGACCAAGTTTTACTTAGTGTAGTCCAAAACTCTTTAGCTGCAAAAGGTGTGGATTGGCGATCTTTAGAGCCAGAACAAATAACGGCGATAACTAAGTATGCCATAAATAATGTAAAAAACGTACAATCTATCACAGGCATAGACTTTGACGCTTTTGCAAATACCGCTATTGAGTTAATGAACGAAGCGACCCCTTTTGATGCGCCCTTAATTTCTAGTTTTCCGAGGGCTGAAGGTGTTACCGCCAACGACTTAGCCACTGGGAAAGCCGTTGTTACGCTTGAAGACGGGGAGTACGTGTGGCAAAAACCTGAAGCAACGGCGGAGAAAATGAACTCTGGGGGTGTTGATATAACAAACTCAGACGGCACGGGTCTTTCTACGCAAGATTATATAGACGCTATGGGTGACGCCATGAGTCTTGGTGACTACACCGTTACTGTTAGACTCGCACCAAATCAAGAACCCCTTACACTTCCTGATATGCTCAAACAAGCAGCCGCAGGACGCAGAAAAATATCTCGTGCTTTAATGACCAACGTTGTTGACCTAGGGGCTGAAGCGGGTGCGTTACTTGACGAATACGTCGGACAACCCATCTACAAAGCGAGTAAAACCGTACACGACAACTATTTAAGTGAAGGTAGCCAAGATGCTATTGGGAATGCCGCCAGTGTTATTGCTGGCGCTGGTGGAGAAATGCTACAGGCTATAGCTGGGCTAGGCGTTATACTAGGCGCAAACCCCAACAACGCCCTTGGCCGCGCAGCAAAAAGTTTACTAGCGTTGAGCGACGACGTGCAGTCTGATGAGTGGAAAGCTGGCGCTAAAGATATGCAAGCGCGGTCAGAAGACTACGACAAGGAGTGGCGTGAGGCTAACCCCGGGAAAGAACCGACTACCGCACAAAAGGGTTGGTTGAAAGCGCAATCTATATGGGGCAATATTTCCGAGCATCCCGTGCAGTTCATTGCAGAAAATATAGTCGGCGAAATTCTACAAGAAGTACCTATTTTCCTAGTGTCGGGTGGCGTAGGTAACGTTGCGAAAGCCGCTCTCCTCAAAGGGGGCGCTGCATACAGTGCCAATATGGCGGCAAAAGTAGCAGGGACAAAAGTTGGCACCGCCCTTGGGCTAGATATGACTGAAGCATTTGGTGGCACTGCTGCGGGAGCGTTTGACGAAACGTACGCCACAGCTATCAAAATGGGCTTGTCCGAACAAGAAGCTACAGACATTGCCATGAAAACGGCGCAAAGTGCGGGAACAACTGCGCTATTGGTTACGGCGTTAACTGCCGGTATCGGCGGCCAAGCCCTCGCTAAATCGTTGCTTGGGGATAACGCAAGTGAATTTGCTGGAGACGCGCTTCAGTTACTGGGCAAAAAGATAACTGATGGCACAAAAGTTACTGTAAAAGAAGGCACAACTGAGTTTATAGAAGAGGCTCTTCCCCAGCTTGTCACCGCCACAATAAACGCACAACTTGACCCTGATTATGATGTTGCGGCTTCCGTTTGGGAAAACGGGTTTATGGGTTCAATATCCGGTACTGGTGTAGGCGCTACGTTGTACTCTGGCAATGCTGTGGCAGATGCAGCGTTAAGGTTAAACTCCGGTGTTAAAAGCGCAATGAAGGACGCAGGCAGTGCGGAAGAAGCCACCACGGCGTTACAAAACCTTGGTATCACTGATACTACAATCCTAAACAACATGCTTAACTCTACGTACGACACCATGTACGTTAGCACAAACGAAGCCGCTAAAATATTTGAGGACACAAACCCTAACTTTGTGCCCACTGCCGATGAAATTAATTCTTTCGTATCAAACCAACCGGATTCTGAAGTTGCATCGTTAGTAGCAAGTTACATAGATGAACGTTATTTAGACGCAGACGAGGTAAGAAACGCAGCGTTGGTAGAAGGTATAATTCTAACAGACGACCAAATTGCTGGTTACGTAGGGCAAAAAAACGAAGCCGACGCCCTCGCTAGTTTCACCGCAGAGTACGCTCCACAGAACACCGACCCTGTAATAGAAGACCTTATTACCGATCCTGTAACAGAAGATACTGTAGAAGACCTTATTACCGATCCTGTAACAGAAGATACTGTAGAAGACCTTATTACCGATCCTGTAACAGAAGATACTGTAGAAGACCTTATTGCTGATCCTGTAGTAGAAGATACTGTAGAAGACCTTATTACCGACCCTGTAGTAGAAGACACTGTAGAAGACGTAATTGCCGACCCTGCAACAGCAGACGAAGTGCAAGATATTGTTGATGGGGCTATAGATAATTTACCCGAGTCAGCTAGTCCTGAAGACGTATCTGCCGCTATATCAGATGCTTTAGCAGGGCTTGAAAATATTAGCACTGAAGAGGTGCAAGGTATTGTTGACGGCACAGTGGCAGAACTTACTGGTGATGTAGCTGGGCTTACTGGTGATGTAGCTGGGCTTACTGGTGATGTAGCTGGACTTACTGGTGGTGTAGACGAACTAAGTGATAACTTATCTGCTTTAGGGTTAGACCTTGATGAGGTAGCGAAGTTTGTTGGTAAACCTGCGCGTAATGTTACAGAAACAGACGTTGACTTTGTAATTG